TGCGTACTCCATCACGATACTGCTTAAGAGCAGACACAAGATAGAGTTCTTTCTGACCAGCTAGATTAGGAAACATAGGACTATTACTGATTCCATATGCTCCATGACAACCAGCACAGGAAGCAGAACGTGCTTTACCCGCATCTGGATCGCCCGCTGTAGCGAACGAAGATAGTGTCATCACTGATAATAAAAACATTACTGAAAGGTGCTTCATTTCAAATCTCCAATTATATAATTGTTAGAAAGTGTCTCGATTCTTTCTCTTTTGCTTTCTCGCTTCTTTGATATCTGCTTTACGTTTATCGTATCGCTTTGAGTCCTTTTTGTCAAAGTCCTCATCAACCCATTCACGAAATTTCTTACTCTTATTCTTACTCATGCTACGTTCCTACGACTCGTTCTTCTTAGGTCGACCACGACCTCGCTTAACTGCTATTGGCTCAACTATTGCGCCTGGAAATGCCTGATTGATAACTTCAGGTGATAGATCTGGATAAGGCTCTTTTGCTATTGTTCTCAATAACAGCATGGCATCTTCAGAATCAACACTCTCTAACATCTGAATGAATAATGACTCTTTTCTTTCTCTATTCAATCCTTTACCGTCTTTCATCTGCTCAACAAAGTACGGCATCTTTCGCATCTCACGATACAAGAGGCCATGCGACTCATGAATATCAGACGGGTTGTATGGAGGTGGGGTTTCGGGTAAATCAAAAGTCCATCTTGCATCACACATCAATGCGAGGATATCCCTCAATGCTCTCGAATCATTTCTTTTTAGAACAGCAACTTTTTCTTCAACTGTCTCAGCTTTTCGGGCAGTGTTGACGATCTCTGCCAGAGATAATGTAGTCATTTTAAAACTCCGTTATACATTCCATTAGGTTTCTTAGTTTGTTTTTGATAAAGTAATTCAGTAACTGACTTCTATCTTTACCATTCTCTTCGTTCCAAGCTTTGAGGATTTCCTCTTTCATACCTTTCGGAATTTCAGATAGATCTATCAATGCTTTGTTACGCATATAGTTGCGCTTTACCTCTTCCTGCATATTATTTATATCAGCCCATTCTGCTATTCTTTTCTGCGTAACTGGGCGTTGTCGTATTCCCATAACAAAAGAATTATCAGCAGATAGAACATTAGGGATACCGTCCCCAGAATCACCTTTCAGTATATGTTCTGCAAGATACTTTTCTGGATCAGAATTCGAAATCCATCGCTTTCTAACTGGATCATACTGCTTCACGTTTGCATACTTGTGTAGTTGTATGTAGTCTTTATCTCCTGATAAAATTAGAATAGGTTCGCCCATGTTCAACTCTGTACCTTCTTCATGAACCACAACACCAATGATATCATCAGCCTCACAGGTTTCAATCTGAATAACTTTGTACGGAAAGAATGTCTTAAGCTCTTCACGAATAGCATTCAATGCTTGGAAGATAGCGTTCCAATCCATCTCAGACTTATCTCTTGTCTTCTTACGATTGGCCTTGTAGTATGGATACATCTGCCTACGCCAATAGTTACCGTCATCACAACAGATAACAAGTTCACCAAACTCATCGCCAAACTTCTTGCGATTTGCTCTAAGTGTATTCAAAATCATATGCCTTAGCATACTTACATCAATCTCAGCATTCTGATGATTACCAATCTGCATCATCATGTTTGCGATCATGACTTGGTTCATATCTACCAGTATCATTTTCTCTCTCCTAACTTAATTTAATAGTATATACTATAACATAAGTTAACTGCATTGTCAAGTAAAATTATTGCTTTTCCCAAGTCTGCTCTGATGATAGTTTATAACTTCCTAGATGTTTTTTATGTTGCCAACTCTCTGGCTCAATCAAACTAAGGAACAGACCACTTTCGCTATCATATAGATGATAGACTCTACCAACTACTGGTATAAAATTACATCTTGCGTTGTACACCATTTGAGTGTCTTCAGCGAGTGCTACCAGCTTAAAATACTCTTCTTTCAGTTGCTCGAACTTTGTTTCAAGTTGATGCGTTGCAGTAATGCCACGCTCCTTTCCCTTACCCAGTACATCTGGAACTGTAAATGCTGGTGCACCAACATTAGTTGGATAGTGCATGATACCAGGGTTATCAGCTACATTGTCTGGTTTAGTCTTCGAAGTCTTCGATCCCATCAAAATATTCTTCCATATCTACAATAAAGTCGTCTAGTATTTTCTGCATAGGTTGTTCGATCTTATCCTCAGCATCTTCAAATAAAGCATCAGAGACCTGTTGAAAAGGATACTCCTCTCCGATAGAACGATAAACAAGAGACTTCGATGCCTCTATAATAGTCATTATATCAAGCATTGATTTGGGGTCTTTCTCTACGTTGATTCCCATACCTCTCAATGCCCATACAGTTTCTCTGGCATTAACTAGAGCGAATATCTCAGCGACTTCCTTGTCACTTTCAAGTACGAGTTCCTCTATCTCTTCGTCTCGCTTTTTTTTCTTATCAGAGGCTTTGCTAAAATCTACTACATTATCCTTCATTTGTTCACCTTTAGTATGATAGTATCAGAATTGATTCTAGCGTCTGTTGGTTTCTCAGCAGTCTTCAGTGCCTTGAAAGCTTTCAGTGCTCGTAGCTTAGTGACCTTGTTGATAGAGTCAATAGTCTCTTCAGGCTTCCGTAGCTTCTTCTTGAACGATAACTCTTTGTCATAGTTCTTGATTGACGTACCACTAATAATAAAGCCCTCTCTTTTATCAGTAACAAGATACTTGAGAACCCTTGTCTTAGTGTTAAAGAGATAGACTTCAGTAGCACCAACAATGTGAGCAGGACTTGTACTGGTTATCTTATAGTCTGTAGATTCTTTCTGATATATAACTTTCTCAGCTTGCTTAGTTGCAGGAGTAGCTTTCTTAGCACGAGGCTTGCGTGTTGCTTTCTTACTCAATACAAACTTCTCACTATCGCTCACGAACGCAGAGACTAGCTTTAATAGCTTTTTCTGTTGTGATAGCGTCATATGGCTATAGCCTTCGACTAGCTCCTCTGTCTTCTCTACGAGCAGTTCAGTCAACTCATCATGCATCTCTCGATATGCCTTAGCAATATCACGAGCAGTTTGGGCTGCCGCATCTATACCCTTTAAGTGAGTATACAGAGAGAAGTTCTTATCTAAAGATCCGTCAAGATGCTCATCAATAAAGCCTTCGATCTCACCAAGAACACCTAGCGTCTTCTCTCTCAATAACTCAGAGGGATTCTTCTTCTTAACGGCAGGGGCATCAGATACGACTTCTACAGCATTCTCGATATTGATTTTACCGAAGCTAACTACGGTGTCGATTTGTTTGTTGATGAAGTCCACATAGGACTCAGGAATAGGCGCACCCATAGAATGGATTCTAGCCAGAGAGCCAAGCGTAGAAGATGTTCTCCAGTCTTCGCCTGCTTTGTATGACTTTAGATCGTTAGGTCGATTGGACTTCACCCAGTCTACTGTCCAAGACACATAATCTTTCTGACCGTAGAAGTATGAGTAGTGTCTCATAGATTCGTAGACTGATTTAGAGAATCGATCTGGTGCAATGTCTGACCAATCGATCACTTCACTTCCTACGTTCTTTTCTTCAGCAAGTTTGGCCTCGTTGCCTCTTCTTGCGACTCTTTTCACTTTAGCCATTCTCTACTCCGATAATATAAAGGACTATGATAACATAACAATTGTGGCTTGTCAAGAGTTATATATAAAATTAGCCCCATCATGTGATAAGCTGTAAGTATCGCTTTTGACGAATGTATATCGCTTATCGCATGATGAGGACTTATAAACTTACTTAACGCCTGTTGGGAAGTCTACACCATTGACACTTCTGATGTTCTCCCACCGAAATGATCTCCAACCATTAACACCCTCGTCCCAAACTGCTTGAGTTGTAGTAGCAGTTTTCGGGGCTCGAATTGTACTGGCGGGATCAGAATATTGTGCGATTGATTCGCTAAGGGTTGCTTTCATATCTCGTGTTGCGCCATCAGCTTTCAAGAATGTTATATATACAGTACCCTCTTTAAGCTTACTAATTATATCAGATCTTTGCATTACGTTTCTCCATTAATTATATATTCATCAATTTTTTGAGTCAACCCAGCGTATCCGCCGATGTGCTCACCTTTCCAAAGAATCTGTGGAATCCCCTCTGCTTCAGGAAATAGCTCAGAAAATCTCTTACCAACTTCAGCATCTTCAACTTCAAAATACTCGTGTTCAATCTGCATCGCTTCGCACATCTGCTTACATCTTAGACAGTGGAAGCAGGTCATTGATCCGTATATTGTGACCATAGGTTTCTCCAGATTTTGTATATTATAACAGAGTTATCTGGTTCTGTCAAGTTTTAATCCACTATTGATAAAGGCTAATTTCTGATCTTTAGTCCATTTAGACAGATAGTCGTTATCATTATCGAATAGCTCTAGGACAGCATCTTCTTCCACCCAACCACAATCGACTATAGTTTCACCAAGAGACTTTTGAGAAAACTCATCTATCTCTTCCATCAGCACAGTATCATTTGCCCACTCTAGCTCAACAGGATCATCTGTGTTTAGACTCTGAAGTCGTTCTTCTGATATCACATAACGATGTCTGAATGTGTGGACTGTAGTCACAACTGCATATTTTTTACTCATAATAACCTCAATCTATTAGTCTACCGAAAAATCCTTTCTCACTTTCCTTTGTTTGCTCTTCAAAAGCTTCTTCTGCTTCAGCGTTTGCTTTATCAAACGTCTCTTCTGACCGCAAATAGTATGCATCATAGGCACCTATAATAGCATTCTGTTGTTGAATATAAGCTCTAAGATCAGATATGTTTAATCCTAAATTTTCATATCCTTTATCAGTTAGAGAAAAGAAGGCTAGTGATCTACCGCTATTAACTAACTTTTCGTACTGCTCTTCCCAGTTCTCTATCGTGACAATGTACCACTCTACACTTCTAAGATCAAGTTCGTCAGCATTAGGCAGGACTAGCTTGGGCTTATCGATAGGTTTAGCAGATACTGTGATCTGCTTGGGCATACTACTACAGCCACTAATCAGTACTATTGTCAGTAAACAACCAAGGGCATTCACTATTGAACGATTTACCATTTGTAGCCTCCATTTCTTTTTCAGTTAAGTCTGAACCAGATATAATTTCAAAACATCTATTCGCTTTATCGCTAGCCTTAATGATCACTTTCTGTACTAGACCAGGCTTCTTCTCAGCTAGATTACCTAGATCGTGTCTGCCCAATTTGTCAGATAATACACGATTCTGTTTTCGTATGCTTGCGAACTCTTCGTTGAGAATGTTCACTTGCTCATTAGCTTTCTCGTAATCTGCTTGAAGCGATTCAACTGCCTCTTCACTAATTTGAACGGCTGTCTCTAGTTTAGCGTTATTACTGTTTAAGATAGCTAGACGCTCTTGAGTGTCGCTGTAGTACCAGTAGAACAATCCACATACAATGAATGTCACTACTGCCATGATTCCTGCTAATTTTGTACCCATATCACTTCTCCAGTTGGGTTATCATAATCTTCGGTTAATCCACAAAAAAGTTTTAGTAACTATAATGGTAGTTATGATGATTGATAGTATCATAGCAAATGATAACAAAAAACCATACATAAATTCTAATAACATAATACTCACTTCTCTTTTGTCTTACTGGCGCTCTCTTGTTGAGCCGTAGCACAATCGTCTACAGCAGTAGGCCTAGTGCCTCGTACTACACTTGGCTTATCTTTCTTGCCAAATATAGCATCCCAGTTATTATCAAACTTCTTCTGGTCAGCAGTTGGTCGCTGTTTGCTACCCTTTCCACCATGTGTTGCGCTCATATTACGTACCTCTGTTTTAATTAAGTGAGCAGTTTCGTGACATACTCAGGTCGGTCCCAAGGTAGTGGGACTATAATCCAATTAGTGCCCAGCCATGATTTGCTATGGCATTAAGTATAATGAATATACAAGTGAGCATATGAACCACCCACCAAATAGTACGGATAATAGCAACACTGTCAGCTTGCTTATTAGTTTCTCCAACTTTCTCTCCTAGTGATTTAGCCCAAATGCGCCACCACTTCATGATATAGTTATCTCTGATTCAGTCTCGATCACAACTCTAGCCCCACAAGATAGTAATGGTTTATTGTCGCCACCGCTATACACTATCTTACTAGGGCCATGTATTTCCACTGAATGTCCGTAAGTATTCTTTCTACCTTCTTTAACAGTGATTACAGCTTCATTCGTTCCATGCTTCAGATTAGATCGAATCTTATGCTGATTTACATGAATGAATTTCTTAGACATTACAGCACCGCTTTGATATGCGAGTAATGAATGATTGCGGCTT